GGTTGGCCGGTATCCCACCAAGCGCGACGGTGGCGCTACCTGGCACGGCATCTGGATGGATACCAACCCGATGGACGACGATCACTGGTGGCACAAGATGGCCGAGAAGGAAAAGATGACCGGGCAGTACGCCTGGAAGTTTTGGAAGCAGCCAGGCGGTATCCTGGAGGTCGATCCCGCTGATCTGCCGGACAACCCCGAGGCCAACGATCACATATTCTCTGCCGGTAAGTGGTGGTGCGTGAATCCTAAAGCTGAGAACGTCAACAACCTGCCGGGTGGCTACTACCAGCAGATGCTCTTGGGCAAGAACTTGGATTGGATCAAGTGCTATGCCGGCGGCCAATACACCTATGTTCAGGAAGGTAGACCCGTCTGGCCTGAGTACAACGATTCACTGATGTCGGGTGACACCGATGTATCGCCTGATGTCCCAATCCAGCTGGGGCTGGACTTCGGATTGACGCCGGCGGCCACTATCGGCCAGCGCCTGCCCAACGGTCGCTGGGTCATTCATCATGAGATCGTCACCTTCGACATGGGCCTCGAGCGCTTTGGCATGCAGCTGCTGGCTGAACTCAACGCCAGGTTCCCCAACCATCAGGTCATGATTTGGGGTGACCCTGCCGGCATGCAGCGCGATGGCATCTACGAGGTCACCGCATTTGACTATCTGAGAACGCTCGGCCTGCGAGCACAGCCAACCGCCAGCAATGATTTCAAGGTACGCCGGGAAGCGGCCGCAGCGCCCATGCAGAGGCTGATCGACGGCAAGCCTGGGTTGATCATCAACCGCAACTGCAAGCTGCTCAGAAAAGCTCTAGCAGGCGGCTATCACTTCAAGCGCGTGGCAGTCGGCGCAGGGCAGGAGCGGTTCAGAGATGCGCCTAATAAGAACGAGCACTCACACATTGGTGACTCATTCGGCTACCTAATGCTCGGTGGCGGCGAATATAACCGCATGACCAGAAGCCACCAGCTCGGCGGCAGAGCGCCCGGCATGAGCCTGGCAAAGATGGACTTTGATATTTTTGCGTGAATTATATCTGTGTTATATGTTTGCTATTGCAGGCTGTTGGAAATCAAATAGAATTAAAGTATGAGCGCTAATTTTGATTTTGGCATTGTTCACCACTTTTCTGATGGTGTATATGCTAGACAAATGGAATTGCTAAAAGATCAATTCGCGATAACGCACGCGCATGAATATGATCATTTGAGCATTCTTGCAAGCGGTCGTGTAACAGTAGAGATTGACGGAATCGACGAGGAGTTTATTGCTCCTGCCTGCATCAATATAGTTGCTGGCAAACATCACAAAATTATTGCACTTGAAGATTCAGTTTGGTTTTGTGTCCATGCAACAGATGAGACAGATCCAAACAAATTGGATCAAGTTTTGATAGGGGGGTAGTATGCCGTGGATTGCATTTGCTGTTTTGGCTGGCAGCGCTTATCAAGCCAACGAGGCAAGGCGAGCTCGAGAGAATGCTGAACGTCAGCAGGCGCAGGCTTTGCAACAGCAGGCGGCCGACGCTGCTGCAATGCGTAATGAGCTATCTCGGCAGACCGCTGAGTATGCCAAGCAAGGCGCATCACTCGAGCAGCAGGCGCAGACAGCGCGTCAGCAGTTTGAATCCCAGCGATTGCAATACCAAGAAAATCGCCTGGCGATGGAGCAAAAGGCCAAGGAAGTGCAGGCAGCAGCCGACGAAGAGCGCCGCAAGGCCGCCGCATCTGAGGCATCTGCACTGCGGGCCAGAACCCGTGGCGGCCGCCGTGCGTTGCTGTCTCAAGAGCGTCTGACGCCTGAACTTGGTATCGCCGCAGCTGAACTCTCACCCGGCATGAGGATGCAATAATGGCCAAGGCACCGCGCTTTCGCAGAATGACGGACATCGACCGTCTGGCGCAACAATATAGCCGCAGCATCAATGAGCTGACCGGCCAATACGAGACATCATTTAGCGAATATCAAAAGCAAGTTGCCCAGCAGCTGGCGCCGTTTGAGGAGGCATCGACCAGATATAAAACGGAAATTCTTCCGGCCTATGAGCAACAAGCACAAAATTATAGAAAAAGATTAGCAGATTATCAAAAGTCACTTGGGGAAATTGGCAAAAATCCTTTTGAGGAACAAAAAATACTCGGCTCATTTAAACCTTATGGGAAAACTTATGAGTGGGGCTATGTTATTAATAACCAATGGTATAGCGCAAAAAATCTTCCAGAGGGATATGTTGAAGAGAGCCCAACAGGAGATTTTGCTTTAAAAAAGAAAAGCATTCCAAAATTTACCGAAAAAGCCCCGGTTGCCCCAACCGCACCAACAGCGCCAGAGGTTGCCGCATTTGATGCGTCGCAATTTGAGCAGCGCCGTGGCCAGCTGCAGGAAGAGTATGGCCGCGAAGTCGGAGAGCGCCGCGCCGGTAGGCTGGCCGCTGTCTCTCGCCGCAGTCGCAGACCAATGCTACAGGGAGCTTAATCATGCCAGGTCATTACGGAACAAAAGACAAGATGAAGGACAAGGTGTCCAAGGTTATGCGCGAGTACAAGGCCGGCAAGCTGAAGTCATCTAGCGGCGACAAGGTCAAGTCACGCGACCAGGCGGTTGCCATTGCTTTATCTGAAGCCGGTATGAGCAAGGAAAAGAAAAAATGAAAGAGGTATGGGATAAGCCGCGCCCCAAAGACCTGGGCAAGCCAAAGGAACTATCGTCAGCTGAGAAGCGCATGGCGATGCGTAGAGCCAAGGCCGCAGGCAGACCCTATCCTAATTTGATCGACAACATGGCAGCAGCACGGGGGAACAAATGAAAGTAGAAGTGTCCATCGAGAAAGAGTACGAAGAAGAGGGAGATACGGTTGAGCTGTCCAAGCTCCCGCCAGCACTTCGCAAGAAGATTGAAAAGTACATGGCAGCCAAAAAGCCAGGCAAGCCAATGCGCGGCCTGAAGGAAATGATGGACGAGGCCGAGCTTGAGGAAGAGGAAGACTAATGTTGCGCGACCCAGAGGGTGGGCTGACCGAGGCTGGCCGGCGCAAGTTTGAGCGGTCTGGCGAGAGCAAGAACCTCCAGCCTGGCGTCAAAGACAGCAACCCTGTGGGTGAGCGAGCGCGACGCAAGGGATCTTTCCTGACTCGGTTTTATACCAATCCGAGCGGCCCGCTGGTTGACGATGATGGCGATCCTACCCGGCTGGCCTTGGCCGCCAACGCATGGGGTGAGCCTGTGCCACGCACTGCGGGCGCCGCAGCCAGGTTGGCCGCCAAGGGTCGCAACCTGCTGGAAAAGTACAAGTTAAACAAGGACGACTGACATGGAATACCAGAAACCCGTCGGAGGCATGAGGCTCAAGCCGGATGAGATCATGAAGCGGCAGGAACTCGCCCAGCGCAAGAAGGACGAATTTCAGCAGCTCTATCAAGATGCCTACGAGTTTGCCCTGCCACAGCGCCAGCTCTATGGCGTATGGGAGGGTTCGGCAACCGGCAGCAAAAAGATGCAGCGGGTTTTTGACTCTACCGCCATCAACTCCACTCAGCGGTTTGCCAACCGGCTGCAGTCTGTTGTTTTCCCACCACAGCGCAAATGGGCAAGGCTGGAACCTGGTCCGTCAATTCCGGCTGACCGCAAGCAGCAGCTGCAGGCAGTGCTGGATGTCTACGGCGAGCAGATGTTTGCTGTGCTCAAACAATCAAACTTTGACATTGCGATTGGTGAATTCCTGCTGGATCTGGCGGTCGGCACGGCCTGCATGATGGTGCAGCCGGGTGACGACGTATCGCCGATTAACTTTATCCCTGTGCCGATGTTCCTTGTTTCCTACGAGGAAGGCGCGAATGGTCAGGTCGATAATGTCTACCGTCGCATGCGAATGAAGGGCGAGAGCATTCAGCGCCAGTGGCCAGACGCCAAGATACCTGATCAGTTAAAGCGCCAGATTGAGCAGAAGCCCACAGACGACATTGAGCTGCTGGAAGCCACAATCTTTGACCAGAAGCGCGGCGATTATTGCTATCACGTTATCTGGAAGCAAGGCAAAGATGAGCTGGTCTATCGCCGTCGCAGCACTTCGCCCTGGGTAATCTCACGTTACATGAAGGTTGCCGGCGAGATCTATGGTCGCGGCCCGCTGATGACTGCCTTGCCAGACATTAAGACGCTGAACAAGGTTAAGGAACTGCTGCTAAAGAATGCTAGCCTGGCTGTTGCCGGCGTCTATACGGCTGCAGACGATGGCGTTTTGAATCCCAACACCGTCAAGCTGGTGCCGGGTGCAATTATCCCTGTGGCTCGCAATGGCGGTCCACAAGGACCAGCCCTGCTGCCGCTGCCCCGCTCCGGTGACTTTAACGTCAGCCAGCTGGTGATCAACGATCTGGCCGCCAACATCAAGCGCATTCTGCTGGACGAGTCGCTGCCGCCGGACAATATGTCTGCTCGTTCGGCCACCGAGATTGTTGAGCGCATGAAGGAACTTGCTCAAAATTTAGGCAGCGCCTTTGGCCGTCTGATCAACGAAACCATGATCCCGCTGGTGGCCAAGATCCTTGAGGTGATGGACGAGCGCGGGCTGATCGACATGCCGCTGCGGGTCAATGGGCTCGAGGCCAAAGTGGTTCCGGTGGCTCCGCTGGCGATGGCTCAGAATATGGAAGAGGTCAACGCAATCATCCAGTACACCCAGCTAATGCAGGCATTTGGCACAGATGGGGCGCTGTCGATTAAAACGGATATGGTTGTCGATTACATTGGCGACAAGCTGGGCGTGCCTGCTGCGGTTCGCAATACGGCAGCCGAGCGTGCGGTGCTGATGGAGACAATGCAGCAGCAACAGCAAGAGGCGGCACTAGCGCAGGCTATGGCTATGCAAGCGCAGGCCGGCGGCCCGCCGGGATTGCCAGCACCTGAAGGGATGGTCTAATGGATTACGGGATGAGGCCGGACAAGACGGCAAAAGGCAAAGGATACTTTGGCGAGATCAAGCGACCAGACGGCAATGTTATGACTGAGATTACCGTGGGTGTCGGGCTTGATGGGAAACAGGTAGACATACCGCTGATCGTGCCGACGCTCAACAAAAGCGAGTTGAATTACCTGATGCGAAACAATCCAAAATCAAACACGTTCATGGAAAAGATGCCACCATCTATCATGGACAAAGCTGTTGATCATGCCGTGATGCGTATGAAAGAAGGAAAATCTCCCTACGCCGGCCCCGATGAAATTATGCAAATTCCAACCAAATGAGCTGGGACGAGCTTGATGCAATCCTCTCCGACGTTCGCCCGGTAGAGCAGCAGCGGGAGGATCTCTCGCGGCTGTGCCTGCGGGTGTTTGGCTCAGAGGATGGCCAGAAGCTGCTGCAGTGGCTGCGGCAAATGTATGTGGATGTCCCCGTCGCCGTGCCGGGTACGGATCCCTCACACGCTTTCTTTGCCGAAGGGCAACGAACTGTCGTGCGGGATATTGAAGCACGGATACAACAAGCGAGGAATTTATGATTGAAACGGCAACTGCCGAGCCCGGCAACTCCGGCCTACTCGACAGCGTCACAGTCGAAGACTCAAATCAACCAGATCAAAACAGCCAGGCTGTTCAGATCGACCACAAGCAAAGGGACGCATCAGCACCAGAGCCAGAAGATCCACTCGAGCGGCCAGACTACTGGCCAGAGAACTTCTGGAACAAAGACACCAACGAGCCGGATCTTGAGGGTATCGCCAAATCCTGGCGGGATCTTCGCGGCAAGATCAGCAAGGGCGCTCACAATGCCCCGGCAAATGGTCAGTACGATCTGTCGTCGTTTGGCGAACAGGCCAACGACAATCCGATTGCCACTACCCTATCCGGCTGGGCGAAGGACAACGGCCTGTCGCAAGCGCAGTTTGACGATCTGGCAACCAAGCTGCAAACGCAGGCTCAGGAAATTATGTCCGGCGAAATGATTGACCCGGCTGCCGAGCTCAAGCAACTTGGGCCAAATGCCAACGCGGTAGTCAACGGCATGGTCGATTGGGCTCGCGGTTTGGTAAACAAGGGCGTCTGGTCAAAAGATGACTTCGAGGAATTTAAGATTATGGGCGGCACGGCCCGTGGCTTGACTGCCTTGATGAAGATCCGCGAAGCATACGAAGGGCGGGTGCCAATTGAGTCAGCGCCAGTTGAGGGAGCTCCATCCAAAGACGAGCTTTACGCAATGGTGGGTGATCCCAAGTACCACACAGACCCTGCCTACCGGCAGAAGGTCGAGAGAATGTTTAGGACATATGTCCCTGACTAATCTCAAGACCCGGCCATGCGCCGGGTTTTTTTCTTGCCTTTTTTGGAAAAGTCAATACAATCTCGGCAAGGCCCACCGGGTAACCGACCCTGACTTGTGGCGAGATGCCACCGATTGGCTGCCGTAAGCGGCAAGCACAGGCCCGCATCAGCGGCTCACCGACGCGCAAAACCACTGACTAATCAACCGAATGAGGTAATCAAATGGCCGTTTCTCTCTCGAACGCCTTTGTCACGCTCTTCGATGCTGAAGTCAAACAGGCTTACCAGGGCAAGGCAATGCTGGTTGGTGCTGTGCGTCAGCGTCGTGGTGTCGAAGGTTCTACTGTACGTTTCCCCCGTGTCGGTCGCGGCGTGGCTTCTGCCCGCGTAACTCAGACTGATGTAACCCCGATGAATGTCGGATTCTCCAATGTGACTTGCACGCTGTCCGATTGGAATGCCGCTGAGTACAGCGACATCTTCTCGCAGCAGAAAGTCAACTTTGACGAGCGCTCAGAGCTTGTGCAAGTCGTTGGCGCTGCAATCGGCCGCCGCCAGGATCAGCTGATCCTCGACGCGCTGAACGCTGCAACCAGCACTGGCACCGTGGCAAACTCAATTGGTGGCTCAAACACCAACATGAATATCGCCAAGCTGCGCGAGGCTGCAAAGATCCTGAATGCCAAGAACGTGCCTTCCGATGGCCGTCATATCATCATTCACGCCAACTCGTTGGCCTCGATGCTTGAGCAGACTTCTGTCACCAGCTCGGACTTCAACACCGTTAAGGCGCTGGTTCAGGGTGAAATCTCCACATACATGGGCTTTACTTTCCATGTTTTGGGTGACCGCACTGAAGGCGGCCTGCCAATCGATGGCTCCTCGGATCGCACTCTGTACGCATTCCACAAGGACGCTATCGGCTACGCAGAGGGTATCGCTCCTCGCACCGAGATCAATTACGTCCCCGAGAAGACCAGCTGGCTGGTTAACGCTTTGTTCTCGGCTGGCTCGATTGCTATCGATTCCGAGGGTATCGTCAAAATCACCGCCCGCGACACTGCGGCTGCGGCTTAATAGGAGGCTCTCATGGCTTACGATGCAGCAGGCTTTACGGCCTACAGTGCTTCCAAGCGAGGCAACGCTCCGTCGATGTACGGCTACAAAACAGCCGATGCTATCGCGGATGTCAACACCAGCGGTTATTTTAACTC